CTGCGTCGAATGCCGATGTACCCTTGTAACCGACCAACAGGAATTGGTCAGCTGATGGGCTGTTTGACGCGTATGGATCAACATACACTTTGTACTTACCATTCAGAACACCAGCAAACGTGTTGCTTGCTTCGTCAACGTTCAGGCTCGTTGACAGCGCAGGAGTGTAGTCAAGAACACCAGCCATTGCCAGAGCCGAAGCAACGTCAGCCGAGCAAACGATAAAGTTACCACGACCACGGCGAGTCTGCTGATAGATTGCATTTGCTTCGCGTTCGATTTGGAACATCAGACGCTTGAACTTCTCAACTGACCAACGGCCATTCGAGTCAACGTCAAGGTCAAAGGCACCAGCAGTAGCAGTACCAATTTGAGCACCAACTTTAGCCGAGTTGTAAACCGTACGAATAACTTCGCGGTTAATTTCAGCAAGGATTTCTTGCGAGAGGATGTTGCTCAGCTCTGCTTCTGCGTCAAGACCATGAACAGACTTCAAGTCCTGTGCGAGTTCAACAGAGTACTCAGCCTTCAGAGCGCGTGACTTAGCAGTAACCGAAGTCTTCTCGATTGTGAAGCCCATCTGGTTGAAACCAACACCGTTATTCTCCGAAGTAGTACCAGTACCAGTACCAGTTTGCGCTTCAGCAGTAGCTGTAGAGTAACCAACACCGGTGGTGATTGGAGTCGTAGTACCATTAAGGGTAGACTGAGCAGAACCAGTACCTTGCGTTGTTCCGCCAGTAGCAAGACCAGAGTAATTGGTGTTAGCTTCGTCGAACAGAGCTTCTGCGCCACGAACACCAGGATTAGCACCAGTAACATAGGTTGACTTCATTGCGAAGATCAGACCTGTAGGCTGGGTCATTGGCTGAACACCGCACATGTCGTACGCGACCATTGCTGGCATAGCACGGCGAACCAGGCTAATCAGAACTGGATCGAACTTAGCAACACCGCCAGTATCAGGCATTGTGCCAGCATTGTTGGTCTGGTCTTCGAACAGGGCACGACGCTCTTCGCGCTGCGAACGTTCTTGGTTCTCAAGAAGAACAGCAGTAACTTCCTTGCGGTAGTTATCTTTGATTTGTGGAAGATCAGCGTGCTCAAGAATAGGAGCCCACTTCTTAACTAGATCAGGACGAGATTGTTCCATTTTATTTTCCTTTTTGATAATAGTTGATTATCGTGCTTTGAAGGCATGCATATAACGCGCCATCGATGCATCGACTTGTTTGTCTTCATTAAGTGCAACAGGCGAATCAGTTACCACTGAATCAACAACTGTCTTTACTTGTTTTGCTTTCGAAATATAGTTCTCTTTCACGAGTTCTAATTTCTTTCCGAATGATTCTTCATCATCATACGCCAATTCTTCAGCAAGTTGTTTGAATCGCTCTGCTTCCAAATCGGTCAGCTCTTTGCAGGCTTCTTCGATTTGCTTTTCTTTTGCGACTAACTTAAACTTCTGCTGTAATTCAACGTTTTGTGCAGTTAGAAAATCTACTTGTTCTTCAAGAGTTTTTGCTTTTGCGTCGACGCTTTCCATCAGGTCAAACTTTTCTTCTGGAACGTCGATATAATGAGTTTCAAAAAGATCCTTCATTCCGCTCACGAAACTTTCAAAAATTTCGACTTTAATACCACGATCAAGGGCGAGCTCATTCTTTTGCATCCACTGTTCGACTACGTAGTCGAGATATCCATCAACTTTATCAACAAGACCCTCTTTTAACTCAGCGCTTTCAGTAACTACGCGCTGTGAAACTTCTTCTTCGATCTGAGCAATTTCTTGCTTGATACGAGCTTCTACTGCAGCTTCGAATAACTCAGCTGCCTTAGACTTAAATTCTGCCGAGAACTCTTCACCTTCGAAAAGCGATCCAAGGTCAATCTTCTGGGTTACTGACTCATACATATCATCCTCGTCATCCTCGTCAGAGAATATATGACCAGCCATTTTATCCAAATGTTTTTTAGCAGCTTTAACATGGTCGTCAATTAGTTTCTTATGCAAAGGCGACGGTTTATCGCCGTGCATCCCCTCTTGTGAAACTAAATGATTGTGTACTTGTTTGCCGTTATGCATGACCGAATGGTGTACATCTCCGTCACGGTCAACCTCGCTGTGCACAGTATATTTTTCGCCTTTGTGCTCGTGCTCAGTTTTTACTCCCTCAACTGCTGCTGACATTGCACCAAGTTTCTGACCCTTTTTATCAGCACCAGTTTTAGTTGCTTTACCAACAACAGAAGTTGCCTCGTCAAGTGAAACTTCTTCAGCTGTTTCTTCTTCAATGGAAACAACTTCATCCGATGACTCGAGCTGTTTAGCCTGTTCCATCAGTTGTGCAATTTTTTGTTCAATAGACATGTTAATA